ACCAGTTATGTAATTTTAGCACCTGGAACAACCACTATTACAGTGCCCTCACTTGCAAATGCGATACATATTGAGTATGCTGTAGCAGGTGGCGGTGGTGGTAACAAAGGACAAGATTATGACAAAGCAGGTGGTGAACAAGGGGGACCTGGCGGTGGCTCTGGTGCTTATGCTTCGGATTTAGTTTTTTCTGTTACAGGCGGTGAAACATTAACAGCTATTGTAGGAGCTGCAGGAGCTGCTGGATCAAACAGCTACACTGGTGGTGGCCCTGCAGATGGTGGTACAACAAGTTTATCTGGCACAACAACAAATCAAATATTTTCTTTAACAGGTGGTGGCTCTGGTACAGTCACAGGTGGAGGTGTTCAAGGACCTTTATCAACTTTAACAGGAGGGACAGCTGGAACCGCAACAATCACAGCATCTAGACTTACAAGTGGCACTACAACAGGAGGTTTAAACATTACATCTTTTACGGGTGGTCCTCTAACGGCTTTTAATCAAGCAGGTAACGGCGCTGCTGGTGCAAATGGTATAACATACGGTGGTGATAATGCTAACGGTGTTGGTGCAAATGGCGCTGACTCTTATAATGGTAATGTGGCAGGTGGCGCTGGTGGTGACGCTGGTAACGGCGGTGGATATGAATCAGGTCAAATAGGTAAAACTGGATCAAGAGGATCTGGTGGTGGCGGAGGTGGCACGGAACAAGGTGCACCTGGAGGTACAGGTGGTGCTGGTGAAATGAAATACAGATTTATAAGGATTTCATAATGCCATTAACAAAATTAAATATAGCACCTGGTATTGATAAGCAGGATACAGAATACGGCGCTGAAGGCCGTTGGATTGATTCTGATAATGTAAGATTTCATTATGGTTTACCACAAAAAGTAGGTGGTTGGCTTAAACTTATACAAGAAACTTTAATTGGTGTAGCAAGAGATATACATACTTGGACATCATTAGACGGTGTACGGTACACGGCTATCGGGACAGATAGAAAATTATATTTGTATTCTGAAGGTGTTGCTTATGACATTACACCTATAAGGTTAGAGGCTGCTTTAACAAATCCTTTTACAACAAATGCCACAACAACTGTAACAGTGGCTCACACAAGTCATGGAGCATCTGTAGGTGACTTTGTTACCTTTGATTCTTTTAGTGCAATAGATGGTTTAGACATGAATAAAGAATTTGAGATTACTACTGTTGTCAATGCAAACTCCTACAAAGTTACACATACAAGCCAAGCAAGTGGCAGCACAAGTGGCGGAGGCGGAACAGGTAACGCTAAATACCAAATATCTGTAGGCGTTGCTGAAGCTACTTATGGTTATGGTTGGGGCACAGATGCATGGAATGTAGACGCCTGGAACACTCCAAGATCAACTTCAACAGTTACATTAGATGCAAGAAATTGGTCTTTTGATAATTTTGGTGAAGATTTAATAGCTACCGTGCATAAAGGTAAAACATTTAGATGGGACACGTCTAACGGAACAGGGGTGAGAGCTGTTGCTATTTCACAAGCACCGACAAGCTCAAGATTTACTCTAGTGTCAATGCCTGATAGACATATATTTTTGTTTGGTACAGAAACAACAATTGGTAATAGCACTACACAAGACGATTTATTTTTACGTTTTTCATCACAGGAAGATTTTACAACATGGGGTCCAACAGCAACAAATACTGCAGGATCTTTTAGAATACAAGACGGATCAAAGATTGTGGCAGCAGTAAGATCACGTAATGCTGTTTTAGTATGGACCGATACATCACTTCATGCAATGCAGTTTGTTGGTGCACCTTTTACTTTTTCATTGGTGCAAATAGGTGCAAACTGTGGTGCTGTAGGTGTGCATGCTGCCGTCGATGTAAACGGTGTAGCATACTGGATGTCACAAAATGCTTTTTATCTTTATGATGGTTCAATAAAAAAAATACCATGTAGTGTGCAAGATTTTGTATTTGAAGATTTTTCTATTACACAGCAACCAGAAACGTATGTTGGTGTAAATTCAGAGTTTAATGAGGTAACTTGGTACTACGCTTCTACAAACGCTACACAGATAGATAGATCAGTCACATATAATTACTTAGAGAGAACTTGGTATACATCAACATTGTCAAGAACAACTTGGACGGATTATGGTGTTTATCAAAGACCATATGCAACAAAATATGAGATAGGCACAACGGGGAATACTCCTACTGTTTTAGGTGTAACTGCTGGTGCATCCTTACTGTATGAACATGAACAAGGTGTAAATGACGATCAATCTGCTATGACAGCATTTATTACTTCAGGTGATTTTGATATACAAGATGGACAACAAATACTATCTATAAGCAAGGGTATACCTGATTTTAAAAATCAAGCTGGATCTGCTACAATGACCATGGGTTTTAAATCTTATCCGTCAGAAACAGGCACTACAATTGATCGATCTGTAGACACAACAACGAAATTTTTTAATTTACGTGGTAGAGGCAGACAAGCTAATGTAAAAATAACAAGTAATACTTTAGATTCAGACTGGCGTTATGGTACGTTACGTTTGGATGTAAAACCAGATGGAGGTAGATAATGGCTAAAATTAGCACAACAAGATTACCAGATGCGCCTGCTGAGTATGAACCAATACAGTTTGATACTCTAATACGTATCTTAGAACAAATAACTCAACAACTAAATTTTGGTTTTCAACAAGATTTAAAAGATGAGTCAACAGCGAGGACTTTCTTCCTTGGCTGATTTTTTTAAATTATTTTCTAAGACCGCTACAGGGTCTAATACAGCTGTTTACACAGTTCCTACAGCGAATGAGGGAGCTGTACCACCTGTTTTGCCAACAACAGCCATAGTAAAAAGCATTAGATTAGCTAATGTTTCTGGAGGAGCAGTGACAACGACTGTTACAATATTAGATTATGATGCTAGTTCTCCTTTAGAAATAGAGCTTTTTAAAAGCAGTTTAGCAGATGGTGCAACTCAGGAAGTTTTATCACAACCTGTATCTTTAGAACAACAAGATGCTATTAAAATAGTTGGTAATGGTGTAAAAATAGCAGTAAGTTTAATGGAGATTACATAATGTCAATTGGTAAAAAAGTACAAGATGCAGAACAAATAGGCACTGAAATTGTAGATGGTAAAGAATTACCTGTTCTTAAACCTGAAGTGTATGTAAAAATTTATTGTAAGAATTGTAGCGCTGAGGTTGACTCAGAAGAAGAGGCTACTGGTACTTGTAACGACTGTGGTAAACCTTGGGCCGAATCAAAGGCCAAGGATGTTACCATACGTGTCGTTAAAATGCCTGATGTTAAAGGCGAAACAAAAGAATAATTAGTCTTCACACTGACAATTTTCACAACGATGTTGCTCTGCACTGTTAATGTGTCTTTCTAAATCTCTTTCCATAGCTAATAGTCGTTCGTGATATTTGCTCACCTTATCTGCAAGGTAGGCAATGGCTTTATTTATGTCTTCGTTTTCCATATTTTCTCCTATGATTGTTAATTTTGGTGAGAACCTAATGTAAACATATTTTTTTGAACTTCAACAGAACTTTTTAAAATTGTTTTCTTGACAACTACGATGTCTCTGAATAAGCGACGTGTAAATACTCAATCTTTGTAACCCAACCACGTGGTATTGCAATTGAACCACCACCATGATTATCATCTTTATCTGTGCACCAAGAGCGCATAATAACTATTTTTTCTTTATTATTAATAACCATGTATCCTACTTCTTGACACACGGCTAACGGAGCATTAAGTATGTCTTTTATAGGCAACCAGCCTGTTTCTGTATCACGAGCATCTAACCACGTGACACGGACCATGGGCACCTTTGTAATATCAAAACTCATTTATGTTGCATGATACTAGAAATTTGCCTATAATTACACGATTAATTAGGCTCATCTACAAGGCTAGCCTCTTGCCTCATTATTAAAATGCATTTTAAGGAGATTAATGAAGAAACTAGCGCTACAACAAGGGGGCTTAGCTGATTTTCAAGACGCTGTCACCGCACTAAAAAATTTAGGACGTTTTGAAGACGACACTATTGCTCACGTTGCGACGGGAGAAACTATCGTGCCTATGGAGGTATTTGATGAAAACCCTGAGTTACGAGATCAAGTATTCACTTCCATGGCAAAGCTGGGAATCAATCCAGCGGAATATATTGTTGGTAGTAATTTAAATTCAATCAATCCTATTACAGGTCAACCAGAATTCTTTTTAAAAAAATTAGTTAAAAAATTAAAAAAAGCAGCTCCAATAGTTTTACCTTTGGCAGCGTCTTTTATTCCTGGTGCGAGCCCATTTCTAATTGGTGCAGCAGGAACAGCTGGTGGATTAATTGGAGGTCAGAAACCTAGTCAAGCGTTACTATCAGGTATCACAGCTGGTGGATTAGCTGGTCTTGCAAAAGGTTCACAAGCAGCAATGTTAGGTCGTCAAGCCGGTGGCAGATCTTTAGGAAGTTCATTATTTAAAGGTATTCAAGAGGGTGGTATAGGCACGTTGTTTCAAGGTGCACAACCTGCTTTTACAGGGACCGATGGACTTGCAGGGGGACAAGGAGTTGCACCGGCAGCGGCACCATCAGCTACAGAAACAGCAACCAAGGCTGCAACTGATCAAGGTTTTTTTGAAAAAGCAACAAACATATTTAGAGAAGATGGCGATCCGAGCAAAGGGTTTAGTCAAAAAAGAATACTAGCTGGTTTATTTGGACTACAGGGTATAGCTCAAATAATGCCGAGCTTATTCGGTGGTGAGCAGGAGGGCGTAGCCTATGCTCCAGAATTATATCCAGGCGAGGGTATGTTTGATTCAATTACTAACGTAGCTTATGCTCCAGCTTATTCAGCTGGTTCAAACATAGTCCCAACTATGTTCGCTGCAAAAGGAGGTATTGTAAATTTAGCTGAAGGAGGTTTTCCTGAAGATGCTCCAAGAGCACGAGGCATGCTTCGTGGTCCAGGAACAGGAACTAGTGATGATATACCAGCGTTCTTGAGTAAT